TAGTCCCAGTTATTCTTATATTTACCCCAACCAGTAACCATAGCGCCTGAATCGTCCATATAATACCATTCTGACCCGACTAGCACCCAACCAGTTGCCATTGTGCCATTATCTTTGAGATAGTACCATTTTTCATTATCCTTGAGCCATTCGCTCGTTAAGCAATAACCCTTACTATCGAAGTAGTACCAAACATCAGCGATTTTTTCCCACTTATCGTAAGGAAATGAACCATTATCACGCCTGAACCACCACCCCTTAGAGTCTTGTTTCCAAGTTCCAGCGGTCTTTGGCTTTTCGTCTTCCTCATCGTCCAATAGTACAATATTCTTGTCAAACGGATTGCTTGAGTATTGCCACCAGCGAATACCGTCCATAGTTGGGAAATACTCAAAGTTACCTGCACCATCATTTAAGCCATAGCCTGCAATCCATAGAGAATTAGGGAACTGTGCTAAAATCTGCTGATAGTCCACGTTTTCAACCGTGAAAGGTTTATAACTATAATAAATAGGATTATAACCAGCTTCTGCGATAATTTGCATAAAGCGTAAACACGCTGTAGTGTTTCTTTGTACGCTTGCGCTTGCGTGGTCTTCATAGTCCAATACAAGGTATTTAACTTGCTTAGGTACGTTAGCAAGGAAATAGCGTGCTTCTGCTTCTGCTTCTTCTTCATTTCCACCAAACCAAGCAAAATGATAGAACCCGATAGGGTTTGACTGGTTCACTTGAGCAGACAAGCAAGGGTTTAAATAGCTTGTACTTTCTGACACCTTAATAATTGTGTTTGTTGTCCTTGCTTCTTTCAAAATCTCTGAAATGTCGTAGCCTTGATGGCTTGCAACGTCGACAAATAAATCATTCTTTTTAACCATTATTTCTTATCTCTTTTAAAATCTTCCAGTAGGTCTTTCCCTGCGTCTAGTTGCGCTGTGTATTTCTGTAACTCTTCTTGTACTCTAGCCGTCATAAATTTGGGGATAAAGACACCCATAACAGCGAGATTTTCCATAATTGAAAGTGCATAGTATAAGTTAATGATAACAAGCAAAGTCTGACCGACTGCCATAGCGTGAATATAAGTCAAAAATACCGCTACAAAATAGTAAAAGATAAATGTTAAGGTATGTTTGATAACACCTTTTAACCCTGTCCAGCTGTCTGTCACTTTCCACTTCCAAGCCTTTAGAAAACCTGTGATAAAGTCAAACAGAATCAAAGCAAAGAGAATTGTGATATAGTCGCCTTTAGCAACTTCTAGCATAATATTATATAACATGATTGATTACCTCTATAAATTTATTTTTAGTTTCTAAATCTTCATAAATAAACATATTCTTAAGGTAAAGACTTCTTAAGGTCTTACCCAATGCGCTGGATTTATTTAAGTATACAAACCCGTCTTCCACCTGTTCTACTTCTAAACAATAAGCGGTCAAATTCTTGTCAAAGCCTTTAGCGATATAAACCATATTGTCTATATAGTACCCTGTTAAGAAAGTACCGTCACAATAAAAGCTATATAGCCTAGACTTCAAGCCTTTAATCTTCGCTATATTCTTATCGTTCTTAATCTGAAATTCGTTATTAGCTACGCTCTCGTAAATACTGGACTTACTTAATAGCTTAAAAAATCCGCTCTCTTTTTCTTCCTCTGTTTGAAAGGCTGAGTGAGGTGGAAACTCTATAAGCGTGGCATACTGTTTCAGATTGTAAAAGCGCTTGCCGTTGTCATCGTAGAATTTCAGAAAGGCAAAATAGGGATTGTTGAAATTACTTGCATTTGATAGCAGGTAAGCGTGACACCCGTCCCGTCTTCTGAATACTGAGAAGATGAAATTTAGTAACGCTTCTACTTCGTTATCCAGATACCTCTTTTTACTGGTAACGTCTATCAATACCTCATCGTAGAGAATACTCATTACCTCATCATACTCTGACCCTTTCAAGTCAACCCAAGTAGAAAGGCTCTTGAGATAGCAAACGATTTTCCCATTTAAAATAATCTTAGTAGAAGACAAAACAAGTATATTTTCTTCTTCGTCCATGTTGTCCGCTCTGAAAATAATCTTAGTATGGATTTTGCTAGCGTCGCTGTCAATTACTTCAAAATTAGTGAAAACTTGCTTTAATAACTCCGTAGTAAAAAACTTGTCCTTGTCTATGCGGTCAAGCTCTGACTTGTTCCGCCTTAGGTAGATGAATTGCTCCCCTTTCTCAATAAACCTTTTAAACAGATATTTCTTGAGTGCAAAGGTCTTCCCAATCCCACGCCCACCGATAACAAAATTAAGATACTGGTTATAAGATAGCATTTTCTGCGGATTGTACCATTTTTCTTGCTCTTCGATAGAAAATCACTCCTTTCAATTTTATTATATCATACTTTTAAAAATTCGGGTTGTTTTTTTGAATATCAAACAAAATGCCGTCTTCTTTATTGGCTGAATAGTTCCAGATTCTGACCCCAGACTGGAAGATAGCCTGTAGTGCGTTCATGTGCGACTGGTTGGCTCTTAGCGTTCCAAGGTTGACGTTAATCATCTTGATATAATTAAACCGCTTTCTTGACCTCATCACGCTTAAAGCGTCATTAGTGAACCAGTTGACAAGCACCCCATAGCATTTAATATACTCGTTAGCCCGGCCCATGATTTCTTTTTGAGCCAAGGAGACTTTCCAATAAACGTCTGTCAGTCTGTTCCCACTTTGGAAAGCAAGGTCATTCCCAATCTGCTGGACGCTGATAGGCTGGTTTTGTAGGTCTGCCATCGTAGCGTTGTAAGCTCTGATAGACTGGTCAAGGGCGATTTTTGATTTCATGTTAGCGAGTGCGTTTGATTGAGATTTCAAAGCGTTGTTTTCGCTTGTGAAACCTTGCTGTACTACTTTATCATTATAATCACGGTTAGCGTTAAAGACTTTCATACCACCTGATGCAAGCCCACCAAGTGCGCCCCCAAAGTTCCCTGTTAGGAGGTTTCCAGCTACGTTTAAGATACCACTAGCGCCCTCTGTCCATTGGTTGATGTTGGCGCTGTCTACGGCAAATTGTGCGTTATAGCTGGCTTGTGAGTTGGCTGTAGCTACTTGTTTATTAGAAAGGTCTACGCTCTGTTTCAACATGTCCCGATTCTCTTTGAAAGTCAACTGAGTGTGTTCCATCTGGTTCTTGTGTGATTGAATATAGCTGGCTTCTGCGTCATTTAGGATTGCAACGCTTTTCCCTGTAACGTCATTAAGCCCGTACTTGAAATGCTCTGGGTTATATTCCGCCCATTCTCCACTATTCAAATTTTCCAGAATGTTTTTATCTGCATAGGTTACATTGTTAGCGTTGTTGTACTCTAAAAAGTTAATATGGACTTGGTTACTATCTCCAAGGCTACCGCTTACAATAACTTTATACTTGTGAGCTTCGTCTATGGTTCTTGGTAAATACTGCGGTTGATACACATAACTATTGCCGTATATATCATAAAGCTCTATTTCAGTAAATTCACTATTTAATAGCTGTACTTCTATTTCTAGGTCGTCTTTACCCATGTAGGAGCGTAAGCCCTCTTGTATCTGGTCATAGGCAATTTTTAGGAGGTTAGGGATTTCATAAACATTAGGGCGATAGTCAAAAAATCCGTCCACTTCAATAAGCAAGGCTTCCACGTCAAAGGCTGTTTTTGAGTAGTCCCCATTGCCCAGTTGCCTATCTCCTGTGTCTCCTGTTATTTCTCCGATGTCGCCACCTGCGACAATTTCAGGAGGGTAGATAATGCTTTCAATGTTGGCAATCGTGTCTATACCTGTTCTTTCGGTTGTGTAACCACTCCAAGCATAATTTTGTTCTATCACGTCATAACTTGAGCCGTTGACTGCTGATATAACAGACGTATGCCCCCAGATGTTGCTTCCGCTTGGGATATAGCAGACAATACAGCCTACCCTTAAATCAGCCCAAGACGGGTCAAAGCGGACTTTCCAGCCCACGGCTTCCCAGTTATAATCGCCACCAATATTGCTGGCACTCATGCCCCTCTGCGTATCGCTTCCGCTGGCTTGTCTGCCGTTACCGTTTGGGTTCGGGGTGTTGATACCTCCCCCGATGTCACAACCACCCAACAGTTGAGAATACAAGGCGACTAGCCCGTAACATTGCCCGTTTCCTACGCTTGTCCCAACTCGTGACTTGATTTCATTTAGTGCTTTTAGCGTTTCTGTAGCTTCTGCCATGTTTTACCCTTTCTGTAACTCGTCTTGAATAGTTGAAAGCCAAGCGTTTGCCTGCTCTATGCGTTCCGCTTCTTTATAGGCTAAACCCTCCCAGTTGTTCATAAAGTCGCTTGCGTTGGTGCTGGCGCTGGTTGATGAACTGGCTACACGTCTAAACGTATCGGCTCGGCTCTCTTGGTTCATAAATTGAAATTGTAGGTTAAAATCCCACAATGATTTCCCTTGACTTCTTGCAAAGTTCAAAAGCTCCTCAGCCCTTGGACCCGTCCACTGACCTATCCCAATACCTATCCAGTGCTTGCCGTCACTCCCTCTATATCCAGCTTCGTTTAAACTGATAGAGTATAGACTGGCAAAAGCGCCCCAGCTTCCCATGAGGTTCTCTGCTGTTGGCTCTGATTCCATTTTTTCGTACTCGTAACCTGTAGCATAATCCGCCTCGTATTTCTTGGCTGTGACGTTGCTTTCTGCTGAAAAGTTCCCGATAATTCCAGCGATACCCTCCGCCGTTGCGTCTGGTACTAGCTTCTTGATGATTCGGGTTACTAACCTAACACGGCTTTCCTCGGTTGATGTGTCGCCCTCTTCGTTGGTGCTACCACTTCCACCGCTTGAGCTACTTCCCGATGTCCGATAGTTTCGGGTGTTCTTTCGTCCAATCTCCGCAACGCTTCCCGTGATGTTGGACAAGATTTCTATATAGGTCTTGTCGCCCTCGGTTGTCTCCTTGTATTTTACCCCAATATCTCGGCTTAAATACATGTTGACAATCTGGTTAACGGTGCTTGAGCCGTCCTGATTCAACCCGAAAAGATGCTTATAAAGGTTTTCAAGGTAAAAGCTATCATACTTTTTGCCTTGGAAAATGAACGGTCTGGACGCTCCACTTTTCAAGTTTACAGGGATAAAAAAGTATTTAAAAGTTTTCTGCATGCCTGAATAACTCATATTTACAGGTCTGTTTGCCTTTGTGGTCATTTTTATAGTAGGTTTTGCGACTACTACAAGCCACTCTGTATCTATTCCAACTTCCCCAGCTCTCGTTGCGTACTTTGTCCCAACTGAAAAGCCTTGTTGACTGTCTTTTAGCGCCCACAATTCATTAGGAAGCGTCTGCTGTTCCACTTGCCCGATTACGTTAAGCGCCTTTAGTTCGTGCTGGTAGGTGTTCCATACGTCCACTTCATATATAATGCGTGTAGCGTCTTCATTGATATAAAGCACGTCAAAGACAAAGGCATAATAAGTACGCCCGTTATTGATAAATCTCATATAAGTCACGTTTTCATATTTCTCTACACGTCCAGAAACTACGATTGAGCCGTTACGCTGTGTATATTGGAACTTGTCATACTCGTACACTATTTCTATATGTGGATTCTTCTTTGTAAAAAAATTCTCCATAGCGTCAATTGTCTCAAAATTGATTACATTAGCATAGTCATTTTTAAATGGGCTTTTTGCATAAAGCCATATCTTGGTTGATTCTTGCATAGATTCTCCTTTAAAAATAGGAGGGCTGAAACCCTCCCTTATTCTTGTCCTATCTGTCCTTGTCCCAGCCATTGCCCAGACTTCCTGACCGTGTGCGGTGCTGAAACGGCTTGCCCGACTGCGTTTGCTGGCTGTTCGCTCACGTCTTGCCAACCGTTTTTGCGCTGTTGGAAGATACCACTTGCACGGTTCAAGGTCTTAAAGATTCCGTTTTTACGGATTGCCCACGGTTTCAACGTTTTAGGTTTTTTCTTGTTGGTATTATATAGGTACATACCCACATAAAAGGAATTGTCTGAATATTGTCCGTCTGGATAAGATACATTGATATTTAAGGCGCTGGCTGATGAACTTTCTTCGGCTGGAATGGTTACGGTAAAGTCTTGAGCAACTTCATCATTTTTAATCACTTCATCGGTCGTATAACCGCTAAACGTCCAAACGGTGCGCCCGTTGATTTTAATATCATACTCTACCCGATACCCAGCGTTTGAGCTGACCCGTTTACTCCACCAGAAAAGCGCCTTTACTCTGATTTTAGCTGTGACGGAATTATCTTCGTTTTTTGTCTCTTCTAGTATTTCAACGGATTCGCCCCAGAACCTCATAGACGCCCATACAGACGGGTCATTTTGCCCGTACTGTATATAGGTCGTGTTGCCGTTCGTCATATAGCCATAGTCTGTATCCCCTGAGAACTGCCAAGCGTTTGCATAGGCTTCCGTCCAAGGGGCTACACCTGTACCAAAGTTTTCTACGCTAGCTGTAGTAGAGGTTGAAAATCGTGTTTCTAAAGGCATTAGATACCTCCTGACAAGTCGTTTTCTGTGCTTCCGTTATTCGTTCTGATAAAGCTGTTACCGTCTGGCGTACCTCCGAATAGGTTGATGTTACCTGTTGCAATATTGCGCCCTTGGTTAAAGCTACCCGTAAGCCCACCTGTCCAAGCACCTGACCCCTCAAGGTTTTCAATGATTTTACGCAAAGCGTTTTGTAAGCCTGCGTTAGCATTTTCTAGGGCTTCAATCCGTTCTTTTAGTGCGTTGTTTTCTGCTGTGATACGGTTGTTTAGGGTGTCAACTTCCTTTGTTATTCGGTCGTCAAGTTTCTTGACTTCCTTTTCTAGCTTGTCGTTTAAAGCGTCAATCCGTCCATCAAGGCGCTTAACTTCATCATCTACTTTCTTTTCAAGGTCGGCGATTTTCTTATTGACTTTAGCAATCTCTGCGTCTATATAAGGTTTGATAATCTTGTTATAGTAGATGTCCGCTTTTTTGTTAAACCAGTCGTCCGCTTCCTTGCTTTCCATGTAACGGCGGATAAGTAAGGGGATAAGTTGCTCTAGGAGTTCTGTTAAAGCGTTCTTATAGTCTTCTAGTTCGCTTTCCAACGCCACAAAGTCGTCAAGTAACTGCTTAAAGGCACGTTGTAGCCAAGCCAAAAGCTCGTAGAGTGAATTGGCATTATCGAAACTGGTAGGGATTGAGGGGATAAGCCCCCAACGTTCCACCCAGTAAGACGAATACCGCCCACGGTAAGACCTGAAAAACTCGTCTTTAAATTCTTCTGGATTCATGTTTTAAAATCCTTTCTTATTGTGGTACTGCTGCACCGTTTAAACGTGTTCCATCGCCTACCAGTTTTTGGAAATTAAACCAAAGATTTGCAGGACGGTCTAAATAGAATTTAGCAAAAACATTATAGTTTTCTTGTGATTTATCAAGCGGTTGTTTTAATGTAACATGTAAGCGTAATTGCCCTTTTCCTGATGGGTCTTCTACGTCTCCACCGCCTATCACATCAGCCATATAAGGGCTTGTATATAGTTTAATAAACATTTTTTCATTTTCAAATGTTTTATTGTTATCAAAATCACTTTTTCTTAACACTAAACGGTCAATAATTCGTGAATTGTGGATAAAGTCAACTTCGATATTTTCGTTAAATTGGTCAAGGTTTGTCATACCAAAAAACATATTATCATAATCAAAATTGAGACTCCCAGAAAAAACACTATAAGGCAAGTTTAATTCTACATATTGCTGAACTTCATCTTTAAATGCGTCTTTGTCAAAAGGTTCTGCTGATGTTCCGCCTGAATGTTCGTTAATTTTAGTAGTCAATTCTTCTTTGACTTCTCCGATGAATTGTTTGATTTCAGTTTCTTTTGCTGTAACCGTTGTTGCTACCAATTCTTTAACCTTTTCATCGTGGATTGTCAAACTTTCTGGTTCTTTTGTAACCGTTACCAGTTCGCCACCAGATAGAGGGAATTGAGTAAGGTCTTGGCTGATGTTCGCTGTATTATTCTTGTCAGGGTCTTCTCCTGTGATTGAATGAGAAACGCCAAGATAAGGAACGTTAGAGGTTACTGAATTTACTTTATCAACGTCAGCCATTAAAATTAGGTTTGTGTCTCCGTTTTTATCCTGTGAAACGTCTGCTAGTGTGTCCTTACCTTGGATTGTTAGGCTCTCAACTCCCTGATGTTTCTGGAATTTAATCAATGAGTGAATACCTCGGACACGTTTAGTTGTCTTTTTTTCTAAACTGTAATTGCTATTTGTTGCCATCTTCTTTTTTCTCCTTTGTTTTGTTAATGATTTTGATTGAGTTTGGATAGAGTTCTTTTAGGTCTGCTAGGTATTCAAGATAGCGAACCAGTAAAGCGCCTTTACGTCCTAACTTTTTCTTGTTAGCAATTAAAAGTGTGTAGCCGTTGTGCTTCTTGTACTTCTCTAGCTGGTCTTTAAACCCTAAATAGATACAGTCGCAAACGGTTGATACACGGGCGCAAGATTGGTCTTTATCGTCTCCGTGTCCCAGCACTTCAATCTGTAGTGTGTCCGTTGTCTCGGACAAGTTAATAATTATCATAGGTTTTCATGCCCTCTTTCTGCTGTCATGATAGTTCTAGGCACTCCCTTTCTATCGTTCGTAACATTGATTTTAAAGGTTGCCCAATCTTCAAGGAGTTGCTGACTGACAATCTCTACACGTCTTTCTTGTAACCCTGTGACGTTCATCTGGTAGTTAGGGGTTACGATAACCCCGTTGTCCCAGTGTACCACCTCGTTTACAAGGGGTATGCGTGAAAAATAGTTGTTATCGTCTATCACTCTGCCAAAACCTTTCAGCTTGCTTTTGCTGGTCAGCTTCTCAAAGCTATAATAAGCTCCCACAATCTTAAAGCGGATAAATAGAAGCGCCTTAATGGATTGTAACGGCTGGTAGCTTTTTCTGATAGTCCAGAAAGTTTCATTTTCAATGCTTTCATAATGATAAGAAATAGGCTTTAGTTTTATCCACAATTTAGACAAGTCGCCTAAACGTCTGCTTGTCATGTGGATATAATATAAGCCATCGTCTGCATAAGCAAAATCCTGAAAGCTGAAAAGCGTGATTTCTTCTAACATGCTATCATACTTTAGTATTTTAGCACTTGATAAATCTTTCATCTAACCACCTCCTAAAATACCTGTAAAAAAAGCTTATCGCAAACGTTAAATATCTGAAACTGAATGTCCTTTAATTCTGCGTTAGCTTGTAAACGTTCAGCAAGGCTTGAACCGCTCCACCCTGAAACGTTGCTTTTTGTGTCTGCGTTGTTCTTCTGGTGGTTCTCTACCAAGTTATCAGCGTACTCTATAACCCCGTAGCGCTCAGTAAATACAATTTCTTTGCGCTCCTGCGGTGTAGTGTTTGCAATCTGTAAGGCTTGCCCGTCCGCTTTCTGGTTGCCTACCGTGTCAATGTTCATTGACTGGTTTAAGTCCTTGATAGCCTTGTTCCTGATTTCAGCAAGATATTTAAAAAGATTGAAACACTCGTTGTTTAGAACTTCCTCAAGAGCAATCTGGAAACGGGCGAACGTCTCAAGTCCTATCTCCCTGTTGTAAAAGTGCTTGCAAAACTCTTTCTTGAAATTATCTGAAACGCCGTTTACTAGCTCCATGTCCTTAAATAACTCGTTATAGGTCTGGTCTATAATCGTGTTGTAATGTAGAAAGTCGCCGTTTTCATCTAGCGCCAAGCCGTCCAGCCGTCCCGTCACGGGGTTTCTATATCTGGATTTTAAAAAGGTTGCAATCGTTGCTGTGGTGTTATTCTGGGTCAATGATTGTTCCCTCCTTTTCTGCTAGGTCAAGCGCTACCCTGTCAAGGTTAAACTGTTGGATAGTCTCCGCTGGTTTAACAGATATTTCCAACCCGTAACATTTATTGATAAGCTCCACAAACTTACGTCTTGATTTCCAGCCTACTTCTATATTCGCTGAGATAACCCCGTTATTAGAAATAGCTTCTGAAACTACCAGACGCTCTTTTTTATCGCTTGGATTGTTGTTTATCCCGATAAACGTCAGCAACTGGTTCATCACTCGTAACTTCTCATCGTGCAATTTATCCAGCAAAAAAGGTGCGTCCGTTCGGAAAACTTGGATATAGTCCGATAGTTGCTTAAAGCTGTCTTGTCCGTCTTGGTCTTTCTGTTTGTTGAGATACACCACGGGTTCAAAATTGGCTATCTTATTAAAGATATTCTTCATTGATAACACATTAGTATTGTCCGCAAAGATGAAATACGGTGTGATTTGTGCGTTCCTGTTTAGCTGGATTGTCAGCTCAATATCTGCCAACTTTTCACAAAATAACTCCAGATAGCCTATATACGGCTCATAGAAATTATTATTAGGAATCACAATACACGGTCTTTTAATCTTGTCTGGATTGTCCTTGTGTAGTTCTTCAATCACTCTAAAATCATTTTCAGTATAGGCTATTTCCATCTGTTTAAAATAGTTCATACTGCTAGCATTTACGGGTTGATAGGTCAAAGGCTGGTCATAATGATTTAAGCGTTCCCCACGTGTTCCACCTTGGGCGATAAAGCCAAACGTGTCATCATGAAAAAATGCAACGTGTCCATTCTCTATCAGCTTCTTTTCTATAAATAACTCGTCAATGTCATTAGGTAAACCCTCCCAAGTGAAATAGTTGACCACGATATTATAGAAATAATTGAAATAGAACTCAAAAAAGGCTAGACGGTTACGCTCTACGGTTTCTTTGTTTAGCTCAATCTTTCCCAGATGTCGCTTGTAATTCTTGTAACTCATTTAGTCCCCTTTCACTTATTAAAATAGGCGGGCTATTGCCCGCCCTTGGTCAGCCTTTAGGCTTCCTCTACATACCAGAAATGAATGTTTTCAAAAAGTGAAAGGCTGGTCATGTAGTGATGATGGTAGAAATAGTTATAGGTCATGTTGCGAGGGTTGCGGATTGCTTCCATGTGTACTAACTTATCTTTGTTAATGATAGACTTAGCAGAGATAAGGAAAGCGACTGGCTTACGTCCGTTGTTTGCGCCTTCTCCCGTGAATTTTTCAAAATCATCTACTACGATTGTGCGAGCCAAAACGCTTGCTTTATCCATGTTGAAAGCGTTAGCCAAAAGCATGTCAAGATGTGTAGAAAATTCTGCGGAGATAACTAGGTACTGGTCTTCAATCGCCGTCATGTTTGGCACGCCTACAGGGTTGTTAAACGTTGTACGGCTTGGGATTGTGAAACGTTTTGATAAGTTGATAAGTGACTGGTTAAAGTCTACGACAAAATCTTGTTTGCTTTCATCGATTTTAGTTCCTGCTACTGTGATTTTCTTAGCATTGCCTTTAAGGTCAGTATAAGAAACTTCTGCAAGTGATTTCTCAAGTACACCCTTAACGGCTTGGTACTCGTCCAGCGTGTCAGATGAAAGGAGTGATGTAAACATTTTGTCCACAAATTCATCAAACGCCATGTCAGAAACAAAGGCTTTCTGAATCCAAGCACGCTCAAACGTGCGCTCATAGTAGTTTTCATTGTTTAAGGTGTGGTAGAATACCTCAATGTCTGTGTCAGCGAATTTGAACGGGCTGACGTCTGATTTTGCGTCATAGGTCTTTTTCTCTGCTGGGTGCACATAGATTTCTTGCAATGTGTCCCCAAACTCAAAGGTCTCTGACTTGAAAATAGCAAGCGGATTTTCATAAGTAAGGGCTTTAATAACTGTAGAGCCAATGCGGTTTACAAGAGCTGTGAAAAACTCGTTGGCGTGTTTTTGAAAATCCTGATACGGTACAGTTGCGTGGTTAATGCGTGCGCCCTCAAGTACAGGAATGTCTGCCTGATAGTCAGCGCTGGCACGGGTGCGGATAGAGTTCAATAGGTCAATGTTTGAGATTTGTTTCCCTGTCTGACCTGATAAAAAAGTGGTAATTTTATTAGCCATGTTATTCTTCTCCCTCTTCTACGATGTTTTCGTGGTCGATGTTCATTTCTACGCCCTCAACTTCACTTGCTGGGGCTTGCGCTGGATAGTTTGGCACTTCCTGCGCTGGTGTGTCCGCTGGCATGGTTGCTGGCGGTGTAACTTCTGCGACTGTTTCTGGTTCGTCCTTGAGTGCGTCTAGTGCGTTGTTAGGATACCAGTTAATGCTTTTTGAAAATGGTTTCATCTTCTTTCTTCCTTTCTTTAAATAACAGCGTTGATTGCTGAAACTACGCTCATGTCTTCTTGTGCTTGTTTCATGATGTCGTCTTGCTGACCTAAACGGCGGTATAGTTCGTTATTGGCTGAACGTAATTCGCCGTTTTTCTTGTTTAAGCGCTCAACGTCTTCATTCAAGACTGAGATAGACAAGTCAACTTCGCCCACAAAGCCCTTGATGTCCATCAAGTCCGTTGTTAGGCTCTCAATTTCTTCATCGTTACCGATTTTAGAAATTGCATTGTTTAGGATTTCTAAACATTCCTGTGAGGTCATATCCCTCTCCTTTCAATTTTTAAGAAAAGTATATCATACTTGACAAAATAAAGCAAGTATGATATAGTGAATCTGTAAGGCTTTTCAAGGCTTGTCTAGTGCTGGCAAGATGGTTACACCTCAAGGGGTGCTTGCTGGTGCGAGTCATTCTAACCAACTGACTTTTCAAGCCATGAAAAACGCTTTATAATTGGCGCTTTCCCTTTCAGGAAGGCGCTTTTTATTTTCCAAACAATCCAGCGAACGGGTTCACGGGTTGCACTTCTTCAAGGGTCAACGTGTCAGCCATCATCAAAGCGTTAAGGCGGAAAAAGTCGTTTCCATTATCGCCACCCTCTACAAACATGATTGCAACGTGTACGGGTTCTTCTGTCTTATAGTTTGGTGTTTTCTTGACTGTGATTTCTCCTGTCTCTTGGTTTACGTCTTCATAAGATACCCCAAAGTTGACTTCTTCAAAGTCCGTTTCACTTGTGAAAATTTTCACATTTTCGGTTGCCTTTACAATAAAGTAAGGTTTAGCGTCTGGGTCTTTTTCTGTGTCTGGAGTGTAAAGAGTAAGCCCAAAATCTACAAGCTTCTTAGTGTCTTCTTCGGTCGCTGGGACAAGGTACACGGCTTTAGTCGCTTTCTTTTGCTTATACTTGCCGTCTGATTTGTTAGATGTCGCTGTGATTGTAGCCTGAGCCACAACTGTATCAAAGTTTTCATGTTTTGGTGCTTGTTTAGCCATTTTGTTTATCTCCGTTTGTTGATTTTAAAAATTTAAGTGGTGTGATGATTGTATTGAGATTTTCTAAATCGTTTTGACGGTTCTTTGATTTCTCATAACAATCATAAAGGGCATTAGAAGAAAGAGAGTATATTTTATTTTCTTCTAAATAGCAACAAAGATTGTAAAAAGCATTGATTGAAATTTTATCAAATTCTTTTGAAACAAATTGATAAAGGTTCATCATATATTGAAAATCTTCATAGGCATAATGTGCTTTTAGATAGGACTTTAGAAAAATAGTGTTTTTGGGTGCGTTGCTGGATTTCTGGAAATAGTACCCTTTTTTATTTTTAACCTGTTGTGTACGTAATAACTTTTTGAAAAAGGAGCGGTAAACCGACAATACAAAGCCATCATACCAAGTAGTCTGTTTCCCTGATTTTAAAGGTTGTTTCATAAATTAGAGTACCTCCTTTTATCTGCTTGCTTGCCCTTTTACCCTCAAACGTTGCCCCGATAACAAAGTTTTCAAAAGTGATTTTTTCTTTGATTTCTGGGGTCATTCCTGCGCCCTTAACGTCTAAATGCGTTGTCCCGTCTTCTTGTATCAATTCTTCGATGTAGAGTTTTGAGCGGAGATATTTTGCCTTAACGGCTCTCCCCTCATGCGCCCACTTCCCAAACTCTGACGGGTCAATGTCAAGTACAAGACTGTCAGAATGGAACAAGTGCAAGCTGTCTGTATCTGCATATAAGAAATTATCATAGTTTTCTTGAGCATTTGAAATGATAAAGTGACGGGCAATGGATGTTACAAATAGCGCCACGGGTGCATAAACGGGTTGTACTTCTTCTTCATCGTCATTTTTAAAGCGTAATATACCTTTATCGTCCAGATAGGCTAGTTTCTTTTCTGATATCATTTTAGCACCAAACTTCCCATACAAGCTATTAAGCATAATCTTAGCTTTTTGTTTTTCTGCTGGGCTTTGTGCGTTTTCTTTCTTGTATCGGTAAGTAGTGATATAGTCATCAAACAAGCCTGATTCTGTCTGAAATTCAAGTGTTTCTACATACATGATAGAACTATCATAATGTTTTAGAAATAGGTCAAGGTCAAAATTAGTCAAATATAGGTCTATAACCTCGTTTTTCGAGGTAGTCACATAGTCGCTAGTTCTGACCCCAATTCTTAAAGCGTCAAGTTTGCGCTTAATCTGGATTGTTGGGAGGTAGCCACGTTTTAAGTCAAAATCGGCTTTAATGTGATAGATATAATAATGGTCTTCCTTTATCTCCTTGGGTTTGCCTTTGTAGCGCTTCGGTATTCCAATAGGCAAAGCGTTCTGTAGCATGGTTGCAGGGTACATACTATTGATGTCATAGATGTCTATTAGCTGGTTTAAGGTTCGCCCCTGCGTTTTAGGGTTGGCAAACGTCCAGCCCCCACGGTAAGCCTTACGACAAAAATCATCTACCTTTTCATCAAGAATTGGGAAAAAATCCCTGAACTTCCTTTTTGACTTCCTGAAAATCCGTTTAAACTCTGTCAGCGCTTCACTTGCTGATGTGTACTTTGTGAAATTTTCTTCATAGTACATTGCAAAGATACCACGGGCTAGGATTGCAACGTCTACATGTATGTAGTCAATCCATTCTGGCTTTATTTCATCTGGCTTATGTTTTAGCAAGGGTGTAGTCCCTTTGGCTATAGGCATTTTGAAAAGTCCAGCCATCGTAGCGATTGAGAAATTAAGAATTTTTAGGGAGTCTCTAAAAGTTAGCGTAAAGTCTGGAAATTCTAGCGTTATAGAATACCATACCCCCATATCGTTAATAAAGTAAGTACATTCTATATCATTATTCAGAAAGAAAGATAGCAAGAAAGAGCCGTCAAACTTGAGATTATGAAAGAATATGATAAATTCATCTTCTCCTGTCTCCGTGTAAGTCTTGTCTAGGTCAAGATAGAGGGATTTTAGAAAATCCTCTAGGCTGGTGTTTACCTTGAATGTGTCTAGCTTGTCATAGTCAATAACTTTAGCAAAGCAAGATAGCCATACCTCTGTTTCTTCCTCGTTTGTAGTCGTTTCAAAGTCGCCTGCATAGTAGCAAGTCACTTTTTACCTCGTTTCTTGCGTCTTCTCATGTCTGAGACAAACTGTTTAGAAAACTTATCTACATTATCAAGGATTTCACGAGCTAGGCTGTCCTGAAATTCAAAAGCCGTTTCCTTACCATCTGTATCTACGAAAACCATAACATTATCAAAAGAAACCTTATCACTTGCCCCACCTGTTAGAAATGCCCCAAAGTTGCTGGCACTCATGCGCCTTATGCGTCCTATCATAGACTTAAAGGCTTTTTCTTGTGCCTTATTCCCTGCTTCTCTGGTGTTGTAATGCATTTCCTCAAGCGCTTGTATATAGCGTTCTTTGGCTTCTCTGTCACGTTCTGAGCGGTATTCTTTGACCTCTTTGGCTGAATGAAAGCGGTTCAAGTCTGAGCGTTGAGAACTGCGAAAGCCTTGGGTCAGCTTTTCTACAGAAAACTTGTCCCCGTACCATGCTTTAGCCTTTTTTACATAGTCGCTAGTGTAGACATGATTTCCGAATACTTGGGTGCGTCCCTTGCTTTTAATCTCATTGTAGGCACGTTCTAGCGCCTTGTCACTCATTCCTGAAAAGTCCCACCGCCCACCCATAAATGCTTTTATTTCAGCATTAGATGCGCCCTGACGTTGTAGCGTTCTTTTCTTTCTGGTTAAATAGTCCCGTTGTACCTTCCTTTGTTTTGGTGTTAAAGCCATTTACTACACCCCTTCCGCTTGTTGTTCCTCTCCGTATTCTAAGGCGGTAGCGAATGGAATAGAAGCCACATAGCTTTTATATTCATAGTCAACTACCTCAATAGTGAGATAGCCCTTAAAACGCTCTTTTAGGTAACGTTCAATATATGGAAGCTGTCGCCGTTGGTTGATTGTGACTGTTTCTGGTGTAATAGTCACTTGACCATCTTCATTCTTATATAGATTGAATGTAACCTGTGTAGCGTTGAAAGTACATTTAATAGGTGTATCAGTCAACTTTTCTTTTTCTCCTTTCTTTAAAATTTGCTTTTTACAATTAAGAAAATAAGCATTATTTATTTTCTTATTTAAATTTACCACATTTTCAAATAGAAAGCAAGTGATAAACTTAATAAGAAAGTAAATTATTTATCAAGACTTAAAATTGTAAAAAACAATAAACTTTAAACGGTTAGCCGTCATATCTTCGCCTTTATATTGTTCTGGGTGGTATATCCATGATTTACTATTTAACCCTTTCCTTACTAGCTTATCAATGTTTTCTTCTGTTGTTTTAAATAGTTCCATTTTCCTTACCTCCTTTATTCAACCTCTTCAAACCAGTCTGAAATGTTTGTGTATAGTTCAGATAGTGTTTTCACTCTTTCATAGTAACCAGCAAATGGTACAAGCTCATTATTTCTATACAATTCAAGTTTTATCTCGTTTCCTAAGTCTACAATCTGGTTTACATGGTTACCATACATTTCAGCGTTATCTGAATTAAAGATAACATCTAGTACTTGCCCGTGTGTAAGTTCTGCAAAAGTTTCGTCATTGTAGTTTACATATAGTGCTTTCATTTTCATGCTTTCTGTCTCCTTTGATTTAACTGTCTTAATTATAGCATTTCTCAAAATGCTTGTCAAGTGTTTTTGAAATTATTTTTTATTTTATTTTT